GACAAAAGTTTATAACGATAAGGAGAAATAAATGTTGATATGTAAATACAGATACTTAACTTTCGATGAAAATACTGCCAACAGAGAAGAAAAAAACAGGTTAATAGTTGGGCTGGCTAGGGTTTTTCAAGAGGATACTGGCCATTCTATTGGTCTTCTCCTTGGTAACAATGAATTTAGAAACTACACATACCAAAGAGTTGCAAAGATTGATAAAGAAAACGTAGCAGAAATAACAGTAAAGCTTATTGATTACTACTGGGCGAACCTTCATGGCAAGTTATTAAATGAAAGCTTTTTATAGAGGAGAAATAAAAATGAATAACTTTGATTATTTAAAAAGACAGCCAACCTTTGCTTTAAAAAATATGATTAAAGCGCTTTCAATGATGGGTTTTTTAAACTCTGAGGAAGAGAACCAGAGATTAGAAGCCGCAAAGATTGAATTAAAAAGTAGGAGAAAAAATGAAATATAAAATACATCAAATTATATTAAACAAGGCAGAGAGAGCAATAGTCAATGAGAAAGGTCATTATGCACTTGATAAGCAACATAGAAAAATAGACATGGATTTTGCAGACAACGATGAAATTAAAAAATTAGCAAACGAATCATGGAGTGCTGGAGATTATGATTACGTTGCTGACATTACAGCAGACAATCTAGATGAAGTTTACTACGTAGGAAATATGGATATGCTTAGAGAAGAAAATCCACAAATCAATGATATTGGTGGAATGCACTCAGTTTCAATAGGAAATATTATTGAAGCAGATGGTAGTAAATGGGTGGTTGCAGGTTATGGATTCGTACAAATATAGGAGAAATAAAATGGTGTTGATAGATGCAATAGGTAGGAGAATGGTTCCGAAGGAAAAGACAGAAGGCAATATGAAAGGTACAGGGCCAAGACGAAAGGTAAATAAGTCTGAGCAAGTGAAACAATATTTGTTGAAGAGAGGTAAGATAACTAGCTGGGAAGCGATAACAAAATTTAAGGCGACCAGGTTATCAGCTATTATTCTTAACTTGAGACAGAATGGCTATCTCATTACCAGTGAGTGGAAAACTAACAAAGATGGCACAAGATATGTGATATATAAACTAGATAAATTAGAAACCGCAAAGATTGACTTAAAAAATAAAATGGAAGGTTGGAATAAATTAGGTTGACATTAAAGTTACGCTGAGTTAACATTTAGATATGGGAAATAAAGGAGAACAAATGAAATACGAAATCAACGGGGACGGTTCAGTCTCAATCACTAAAAAAGATTATTACAAAATACATAAGGATTACAGAATCACTAGAAAATTGTGGATGAATACTCTTGCTCATTTCATGCTGGTTCTAAATCCAAAAACACAGGCAACAGAATTAAGACTTGTTAAATTTAAGGAGGTGTAAATGGCAGTAGCAAAATATAAAGTTGTAGATGGTAAATTAGTTCTGGTTGGAGGTGATGATATATTGCAAGACCTCAAAGATAAGGAGCAAGCGGATAAACTTTACAAAAAGTCAGTCAATAAGTTGAAAAAGCTTGGTAAGAAAAAAATAGCCGTTGAAACCAAACCAGATAAATTAGTTAGCATCAAGGAAATAAAACCAAAGGAGGTAAGATAATGACAGATAAAAAATTAGAAGGATTGCAAAAAAAGTATAGGCAGACTATGGATAAAATGGTAGTTCAAACAGTATTTGGCACTCAAAAATCTGCTAATAAATTAAAAGCAGAAATGAAAAAAATTGAACTTGAAATGAAAAAATTAGAAACAAATAAAGAAAAGAAACTACAGTAGGAGGTGCAATGCAAGAGTGGTTTGAAACTTTGACAAAAAAACAATTAGCAACTTGGATAAGAGCGCAATCAACAGGTATCAACACTATTTTAAATAGTGAAGAGGACTGGAAAAACATTGAGTTGGCTAAGGAAATATTAAAAGAAAAAACATGTTGACATTATGTTTACGATATGCGAACATTTAAATATAAGGTAACAGGAGAACGAAACATGATAAGAAGACTAGCCAATCAAATTATTCTGGGTTTCAAAATTTCATTATTACTTTTAATACCTGCTGTGTTCATTGCAGCAGCAATCATCGCAATCAACTTATAGGAGACGAAATATGAGTGACGAAAAACAAAGAGACGAAGTTAAGTTGTTCTTCAATGTCTTTGGCGACAAAGACAAGTACGTTGGGTCCTTTTACTATGACAAGGGTAAATACCCTCCGTTTGCAATGTTGGAGGATGTTTATTCCAAGTCGCAGAATTTCAGCAAGAGTTGGAGTTTAGACAGGTTTGGTGAGGAGTTCAGGTCAAGTTCTGTTGGGGACTACATGGAATTGAACGGTAAAAGATTCTACGTTGCGAGAATGGGGTTCAGTGAAAAAGAGGTAAATTCAAGCGGAAGGGAGGTGAAAAAATCATGAAACTTTTAACTAAAGAAATAGAAAACAAGCTTGCAAAAAATTACGAAAAGTTTGACAGCATGGATTCTATCAGGGATGAAAAGATTGTAGTTCATTATTTTAACCCGTATGGAGCAGGAGACTGGTACGGTTACAGCATGGACGAAGGCAAAAGACTTTTTGGTTACGCAAAAATTAGTGATGGAGAGTACGGATATTTCAGCTTGGCCGAGTTGAGTAATCTTGGTTTTATTGAGAGAGATATGTACTTTGACAAAAATAAAAAATTCAAGGAGGTTGAAGAGTAGTGAGAAATAAATACGTAGGTTATGTGAGGGTATCTACGAAGCGCCAAGGCAAGGACGGTCTTGGTGCTGACTCTCAAAAAAATATAATCAATCAGTACGTTTCGACCAGGGATGGTCAGCTGTTGCAAACTTTTGCAGAAGAGGAGAGCGGTAAAAAAATAAATAGGCCAGAATTAGAGAAGGCGATTGCACTAGCAAAAAAAGAGAATGCAACGCTGGTTATTGCAAAGCTTGATAGACTGGCAAGGAATGTTTATTTTACTGCCAAGCTTATGAAAAGTAATGTTGAATTTGTTTGCTGTGATATGCCAGGAGCAAATAAAATGACTATCTATATCCTTGCAGCAGTTGCAGAACAGGAGCGTGAAACAATATCAGCGAGGACCAAAGCGGCACTGGAACAGAAGAGAAGGAGAGGTGAGTCTTTGGGTAGCAAAAATATTTTACAGATTGCCAAACTCGGCAATGAAGTGAAAAAGAAAAATGCAGATGAACGTGCTAAGAATATTTTACCAATCATTGAGGAACTAAAATCAGTGGGTTTGACATCGTTAGCACAAATTGCAGATGGTCTTAACAAGCGTGGAGTTCCTACAGCGAGAGGGAGAAAATGGTATCCTAGTTCAGTAAATAACGTAATCGGTAGAAGATATGGCACATAATAGTTCAGGAAGGAAAACCTCTTTTTTAAGAGGAGAGTTGGGCGCATCCATGATTGCATCTTTGGATGAAGGCGTAGACAGTTATAAAACCGCAAACGAAGTGTTGGATTTTGCTTTTAATGAAATCATGGGTAGGTCACAGGCTAACCTTGACAATGACAAGATGCTTGCTGGGCGCATGTTAGAGAATGCAATCATTGATATGTACTTGAATAAAAATGATATGAAGACTGAGCGTGTAAACATTGACCCGCCTGTGTGTCGTTATGAAGTGACATCTTACGTTCCAAAAAAAATTCAAGGTGTTTTAAAAAATTTTGGTATTGAAAAATGTTTTGTTGCTGCAAGTCGAGATGCTTTTTTGGAAACAAATCTTGATAATAAATTTTCTGGTGACCATCAGGTTCCTATCGAAGTAAAAAATTTAAGTGGTTCTTACGACCAACCTATTAGAACGCAGCACTGGGTGCAGCTGCAAACACAAATGCTGTGTTCCAAAAATGCACCGTATGGAATATTGCTAAGACTTCTGAACGGATGGGACTTGAAGGTGGATACTGTCGATGCTGACTTTGATTATCATGAACGTATTATTTTTATGGCAACAGATTTTTGGACCAGGCTAGGAATTTTGTTAGATGACCCTAGTAAGAAATCTGACATTGCATATCCCTTCGCAACCTCGGCAGAAGCTTCACGTTTTATTGTGCCTGGAGAAGGTATGGAAGCAATAGATTTACAAGACAACGAACAAGTAAAAGAGTTAATACAATTATATTTACAAAGAAAAGAAATTAAAAAAGCAGCAAACCAGCAGTTTGAAGAGGTAGAAATTCAACTTAAAGAAATTTTAGGTGAGTATCAAACAGGTTATTACAAGATAGGAGAAGAGAATTACGAAATAAAACATACGAAATTTGAACGAAAAAAAACAAAATCTGTTCCGATTAAAGGTGAACCACCAACTATTGGGCGCAGATTTTCAGTAAAACTAAAGAAGGAGACATAATGACAACGAAGAAAAAAAAAGTAGTACAAGAGAACCCTACGGTTCAAGAGAAAAAAGAAATACAAGTCAAAGATTTAAATTTATTGACAAAGATGTACCTTGCTACTAATCGTATCAAACAGCAAAAAAAAGATATTAAGGATGTTGATATTGGACGTTACAAGGCGACAAGTCATAATTTAATAACGAACATTGTCGCTCCAATTCTTCATTTCTCTT